TTGCTTTCAAATAATTCTGCCATTTCTTATCTCCTAATTTGAAAGTCCGGCTAATTTACGGATTTCGTCAATTTCGACGATGCCCTGTTCATCTTCAGTTGAAGGCTGAACATCTTTATTACCAGTGTGTTCTTTTGTCACTGATTCTGTTAATGGTTTACGATCCTCTTTAGGTGCTTCGCCGTCTAAAACACTTGGAAGATATTTATTAAATTGCTTCTCTAAGTTTTCTGTTTTCACACTTTCAAGAAGGTCAACCATTATTTCTTTCTTTCCTTTTGCTAAAGGTTTAAGCAAAGTGTCAAGTTGTTCTTTACGAGCATACTTGTCTTCTGCTATTCTCAACTTGCTTTCAGTAAGTTTAGTTGCTTCAGCATTTGCTTCTGCTTCTTTATTACTTTCTTCAAGTTGCTTTTTAACTTCAGCAATCTGTCTTTCTAAATCTTTTACATCTGAGCTCTCATTCAAATAACTTGAACGATATTCATTTGCAAATGACTCAAATATTCTACGACCGAAATCGTTTTCTCTTGCGGCTGTGATATCGTCTTTAAACTGTGCAACATTTTCTTTTACGATTTTGTTAACAACAGTTTCAACTTTGTCAGCGGCTTTCTTAATGAAATCTGCTTTAGATTCAGCAAGTTGTTTTTTGCCTTCTCTAACCATCTTCACTCTTTGCTCAACTAGAGCCTGTTTGTCTTGGTGGAACTCTTTGAGTTCACCTGCTAATTGTTCAACAACAAAGTCATCAAGTTTAGTAACATGATCCTGAACGTTAGTTCTATCTGCTCTTAACTCTTTAACTTCTTTTGCTAATTGCTCAGCGACAAATTTTTCTAGTTTTTTAGCATGTTCGCTAACAGCCTTTTTGTAAGTAACTCTTTCTTCAGCAACTTTCTGCTTATCTTCAGCAAGTTCTTGCATTTCTGCTTCAACTCTTTCTTTGATAAAACCATCAACTGCTTCAACAATTAAGCCTTTGTCATGCTCATATCTTTGAGCAAACTCTTCTCTTAATTCTGCTGTAAGTTCCTCACGGGCTTCGGCAAGACGACTTTCCCAGGCCTCAACGATACTGTCACGAACTTCTTCGTTAATATCGCTAGACTCGATAAGGTCTTTAAAATTTACTGCCATAGTAGTCTCCTACCTCAATTTTAGCTCATTAATAAAATTAATGATTTGTTTACTTAAATGCTTTTCTGCATTTTGGTTATGTGTATAGTCTTGGGCAATATCATATATCATGCTACCGCCTCTCATGTTAAACAAAGACTCATAAATTGTCTTTGGATAGGCATCTGGGGCACTTGGTTGGGCGACTATATCAACGGTAACAATATCAAAATCGGAAACTTTTCCGCTTTCATTAACATTACCACTCCCTCTACTGGATACTCCAAGTTTTGCACCTGCTTTAAGTAAAGCCTTTGCAATGTTCCCCATTGGTGTATCAATAATTTTTAACTTTCCTAAACCGTTTGAGCCATCACATTGCATTTCTGTAATGATATGACTCACTCTGTCTAGGTTAATTTGTAACTCTTCCGGATGGTCTAATTCTCCCATCACAGTTTCACCACTTTGTAATCTACTAGTGACGTTTTCAACAGCACGTTGAATTTCATCCTTTGGATAAACTCGTCCATTCTGGTTCTTTACATCACCTTGAATGAACAATCCTTGCATGAATAAGTCTTTCCCATCGTTACCTTCCATAATTTGGATCTTACTTTGTTCTGGACCTAAGTATTCGTATAATTTACGCACCGTTAAAAACTCCTAGTAAACTCAATTATGCCTTTTTAGGCTCAACTTTGATGTTGTCTGTAGGTGTATGGTCTTTAGCACCTTCACCTTTGTTTCCTTCACCGCCGTCTTTGACTGCTACAGGCTCGCCTGCGCCTTCAACTTTAGTACCTTTAGGCTTTTTGCTAAATGGTGATTCGTTGTTGTCTGCTTCGCCACCTTTAGGTTCAGCAACGTTGTCTGACAATTTAGTTGCTTCTTCAACAACTTCTTCGTCATCTTCTTCAACAACTTCTTCGTCTAAGTCGTATTCAACTGATTCTTCTTCCATTTCAGCATCCATATCCATTTCTGGCTCGTCTGCGTCCATTTCTAATTCTTCGTCGTCTCCGCCTTCTTCGTCTGCAAGAAGTTTTTCAAACTCAGCTCTAAGGTCTTCTAATTCAGATTCTAAGTCATCGACTTTGTCTTCTAAATCTTCTTCACCTTCTGCTTCGTCGTCACCATCAATTTCACCAATTTCATCAGATTCGATTTCTTCATCTGCTTCTTCAACATCTGATACAAAATCTGCTTCTGGATCTGCTTGGTCTATCATTTCTTCAACAGCCTCTTCTTCTGATTCTTCAGCCTCTTCAACTGCTTCTTCTTCGGATTCTTCTGCTTCTTCGACTGTTTCGTCTTCTTCGTTAGTTTCTTCTTCAACTACCTCGTCTGATTCGTCTAAGATTCGCTCGTACTCTGCTCGAGCTGTCTCTACGACATATTCGTGAAGTAGCTCTTCGGCACGCTCGTTATCTTCAGCAAGTAGGAATTCTAAAACCTGTTCTAGTTTACTGCGTTCTGACATTATGAGCTCCTAATATTAATATATAGTTTAGTGTACACATGCACATTCGTGGACGTATACATAATATAATGTATGTTTACTTATTAACAGATGTGTTTTTGTAATTAAAACAGGCTATTTTGGCTGTTTTTTTGAGTATTTATGTGATATCTACAATGTTTTTGTATGCAGTTATTTAGCCATATTATACTTATTAATATGTGAAATAACCTTAAATGAATAATCCATGTGACTTTCAACTGACAAATGGTTATCGCACCAATTACCAGGACTTTCTTGCCAACTGCCGTATATCTTATCTGCAAGATACAAAGACTCTGATATACCTGAATCAAGATAATTTTCTTCTTTTAGGTAATTTTCCCATGGTGTAGCATCATGTGGGAATTCTGTGTTTTTCTTAGCATTATGCATAAAAATATCCTCTGCCCAATCGAATGTATTTGGGCAAAAAATAAATTTTATGGCATTATTTTGCAGTTTTAAACAGGCTCCAAGTAATACTAAATGTTGTTTATATCTCTCTAAATCGGCATCAAAGAAGTATAAAAACCATTTTTTAAAGGCTTCATATGAAGAATCTGAGAATACATCTGCATACCTTTCATGGAAATGTCCTTCCCCAAATTTTTTATTTAAATCTTCTCCAAATATAGTAGATAGGCTGTCTATAACTATAGTAGGGTCATAGCCTTTGCCATATCCAGGCGCATCTTCATCTTTGAACTTTTCGCCCTGTAACATATTATAGTCAACATTATCCCAACTTTTACTAGGATCAAAACGTTTACCGTTTTGTAGTTTTAATTCTGCTCTTGTTACAGTTGTAGCATTAATAATAACTAAATCTGGTTTAATATCTTGGTCGATAATGTAATCAATTTGCATTGCGATACCAGAATTGCTACAGGCAGGTTTGGCTAGATTTATATATTCTGCATTATAATAATCGGAAATTAGTTTGCCAAATTCGATATCAGACATTTCGCTGTCGCGGCAACTCCAACTACAACCGCATACTGCGATTTTCATTAAAAGCCGCCAGTATCAGCCTGTGCCTGCTTGGCGTACATGATAGATGCAAATTCTGCCTGTTCGATATTCTCTTGTTTTTTTAACTCTCTGTACTTGCGTAACTTGTTTAAAGTTTCTAGAGTTAATTTAGTTTTACGAGTATCTTCAAAGTCTCTTTTCACAGACCTATCATTTTGTGGATTGTAAAATTCGTCAAGTCTCATTATATTTGTTCTCCTGTTCCTGGAGTTTCAGGTGTCAGTTGGTTAACATCTGGTGTTGCAACTTCTTCTGCAGGATCCGGAATGTCATCTACTGGATTATCTAAATCTAAATCTGCACTTGGTCCAGGTCTTATACCTACATTTCGTAGACCTAATTCTTCGACGCCGGCATTATCACTGTTGTATTTGTTTTCTTGTTTCCAATAATGCTCATTGTCTTTCATTTCTTCTTCACTTAAACCTAAATATTTTTTCAACTTAAATTGTTGACTCAAATACGGAACTGCTTCTAAACTTGTAAACAGTTGAGCTCGTTGCGTATCCATATCTAATTCTCTATAACTACTGAAGTTTTGTGGTTCTGTGAAGTCAATGTTAAATGTACTATTGTCTATTTCAATTCCTTTATAGTTAAGGTACATTTTAAATTCTCTATCTAAGTTCCTAATAATTTGTTTTTGTAAACGTTGACAATATTTTGAGAACTGATGTTCTTGAATATATGCAACACCCACTTTACCATCATTGTGTTGTGCTGTACCGTCGTCTGGTCCAGTTGGTAAGTAAGAACTAGGTACTCTCAATCCTCTTAATAATTTGTTATTAAAATATTTAAGGTCATCAATTTCCCCTAAATTAGTACCGCCTGGAAGTGTGTCAACTTTTGAACCTCTACCATCTGCCGTTTGAGCAAAGAAATAATCCTCTAACATACTCATTGGATTATATGCGGCGTCTGCCACATTTGCTCCGTCCTTATTTTTATTAGGAACACGTTTTTGTTGTACTTCGTATTTGATTTTTTCTAAATACTGTTGTGCTTTATGTGGTGGCATGTTACCAACATCAATAAAGAACACACGTCTTTCAGGTGCTCTATGCACTCTGTATATAATAATTGAATCTTCAAGCAACTCTTTTTGCTTGAAAACTTTAAATACTGGTTCTAGTATACTAATACCAAAGGGCCAGTTATGATCCATACCTTCTGTTAAACTTACATGTACAACATGTTGTGCATCAACTGGCATTCCTTGACTTGCACCTTGACTTGGATCGTTTTGTAATTTGTAATTACCTGCTTGAGCACCAATATTACCCCCTGCTAACATGCCTCCACCTGCACCATAAGGTCTGGTGTGTATAGCCGCAGGTGATGTTGCCGCTAATTGTTCAAAGTTTGCTTCAAGATTTTTGATGAAATAAGTTTCAATCTTTTTACCTTTACTTTCATTTACTATAACTTTTTCAATATTAGCAGGATCTGTCCAATACAACTTGTACGTTTCAGGGTCTCTAATAAAAAATTGGTCTCCGTACTTTAATGTACTACGGAACATTTTAAATGCTCTGCGTCTAAAGTCGTTTAAATTACACCATTGGTCCAGTGTTTTACTTAAAATTTTCATTTCAGTTTCACTAGGATCTTCTGCAAATATAAACTTAAATGGTAATTCTGTTGTATCGTCGTCTTGAGTAGAAAATTCTGCAAGAATATCTAATGCCGCATTAATTTCTAAATCATTATCCATTTGGTCATACTGAACATATCGCATTAATCTGTTTGGAGAACCAGCATATACTTCTGGTAACCAACTGCTATATCTAGTATGCGTTGTGCTGTAGCCATCAGCAGTTGTACCACTTACGTTTACTGGTAATCCTGCATTTGAACTATTAAAATATTTTCGCCAAGTTGCCATAAAATCTCTCTTTATATGCGTATATTTATCACTTTATTGGATTAATGTCAATCAAAACGGAAACGTTTTATTTTTAGATGTCTAATTCAGATATTGCTTTGGTTTCTTTTTTGAGCAATCTGTTGTTTTCTCTTTGTAAATCTCTAATTTCTGCTAGAAGTACATCTTTAGCATCCATAGTTTCTTCGCCGACTTGTTTAACACCGTCTTTGAATTGATCCATCATACTTGGCTGGGCTGGCTGAGTTTGATTGGCTTGTGCTGGTATTTCTGGTCCTACCATGTTAGTAGTTGGTACTGTGTCTGCAGAAATAGGCGTTGATCCTATTCTTCTCATTGCGAGATCAAATCCATCTTGTTGTGGAGTTTGTGGTGTTGGTGGTGTAACTCTTGTGCCGCCACCTGCTTCTGCTGGTTGGGCCGCTCCTGGTGTAACTCCTATTGCTTTTAATAACATAAGTTTAGCCATAGAGCCTGCACTCAAGTTTTCTATAGAACTTCTCATGGCATTGATTGCCATTGCTATAGTGTAAAACTTACCTGCTATTGCATCTGCATTTAGACTGCTCAATGAATCTTCAAATGCGTCTAATGTACTACCCATGCCACGCATTTCTTCTGCCATTTTAACAATGTGTTCAGCATTGTTTCCTATTTTAGCAAGTTTATCAAACGGAGAGTCTGATCCAAATAATTTTCCTAAACCGTCTAATAATCCACTTACTAATCCGCCGGCACTTAATGCCATCATACCTGCCGCTAAACTTAATAATGCCGGAGCCGCCAAAAATAAGTTTGCAAATGGTATCATAGCAATGTCTTTTAGTTTTTCTGCTAACCCAGTTAGTCCTTCATTGGCCATTTTACCAAATATACCTAATGGTGCTAATGCTGTTCCAAGTGCCGCTAATGCTATACCACTTAAAATCATTCCTGGTATAGCAAGTATCAACATTGTCATTGTTGCACCTAGCCCTAATAAACTTCCGATAATATCCATCATCGGTAATTTGCCTATTAAATCTAGTCCTTCCGATAACGGTCCCATGCCTTCGCCAAACATTTTAGCCGCAAATGCAAATGGTATCATTGCAAGTCCTAACGCCGATATTGCAACTGCTCCCATTAATATAAATGGTAATGCAAATCCCATTGACGCCGCCGCAACACCTAATACTAACAATGAACCTGCAAGTACACCTACTGTTTCTATGCCAACATCTTTCATTATGTTAAGTGCAAATGCTAATGGAATCATAGAGGCACCTAATGCCGCTATTGCAATAGCACCTGGTAACAACACAGGTAAGAAACTACCCATCGCCGCCGCGGCTACACCTAAAGTTAATAACGATCCAGCAAGTACAACTATTGTTTCAAGACCAACGTCTTTCATTATGTTAAGACCAAATGCTAATGGTACAACTGCCGCACCTAAAATGGCTACAGCCGCCGCACCTTTAATCATTGCTGTTGAACCTTTGCCTAATGCGTTAGCCAATAAAGCCAAACCACCTAAAGCAACTGTGCCTTTGATTATTGCCGCAACATCAACTTCAGTAAATTTCTTTAATCCTATACCAGCAACCATTACAGCACCACCTAATAATGTAAGTGCCGCCGCTCCTTTGATTACTTTATTATCGCCAAACTTTTTAACTGCATTTGCAATACTCTTTAAAAAGCCTCCGCTTTTGCCCATAGGCATTGTTACTTTGTCTGCGGCTTTTGATTCACCACTTAATGCACCAGAAACTTTACTGCCTATGCCACCGGCTTTTTCTTTTAATGTACCTAACATACCACCGGCTTTTTGTTTCAGTCCGCCCATTAAGCCACCGGCTTTTGAAGCCATATTACCAACGGCATCCGGGGCACCACCTTTCATGATGTTGCTCATAAATCCAGAAGCCATAGAAGCAACTTTACTTGCTACATCTTTTCCTTTACTGAATATTGCTTGTCCAAATGCACTTGCATATCCACCAATTTGAGATGCTAAACTTTTAGCACCGTTCATTGGGAAAGTTGTTCTAGCATATTGTATAGCATTATTTAGAATGTTTTTACCTGCTGTGGCACCTGAGGCAAACATGCCTTTGGCATAATTTAATGCATTTGTGGCTAACCCTTTTGCTACAGGTCCATATTTTTGGAACATGTTTACTGCAAATCCTTTTGCTCCTTCAAACATTTGACCTGAGAAATTCTTTAATGCTGGCAGTAATATCGTAGTAGCATAATGTTTTGCTACTGTTAGTGCTAACCAAATTTTAACAAATTCATATATACCTTTAAATAAAAGTCCTATGGCTTTGTCTGCCAATGCACTAAACATAGCACCAAAGTCAAAACCTTCATCTGTTTTAAATTGTGCAAAGAAACCAGCAATGTCTTTTGCAACATCTACTACTGTAGACACAAAACTTTTTATTGTTGGGATCATGCCTTTGACCATGTCTGCAGAATTCATTGCCGCACCACTTAGGTCATCAACTCCCATTCCAAATATTGCAAATATTTCTTGTACACCTTCTTCAATAACTGCCATTACTTCAGGGTTTGCAAACAAACTATAGAATGCGTTTGAAACACCCCCAGAAACTTGTGTCATTATTTTGTTAAACTGGTTAGTACCTGTTTGTACAGTATCCATATCAAATGCTGTACCAAACATTTTGTTGATTTCGTCTATCTTTTCTTCACTTTGTTCGAATTGTGAAATTGCTTGGGCCATTGTTTTAGCAGATTCGTCTCCCAATCTAGCCATTGCAAAGATACGTTGTTTTTCACCTGCATCTAAATTGCCCAAAGACTTGGTTAAATTTGTAACCATGTCTTGTGATTGTTCTTGTGTTAATGTGCCGGATCGCATTGCCGCAGAAAATTCATTTATAGGTCCTGCTAAACTAGGCAATGCTGTAACAAATCCTGTTGCCGCATCACTTAATCCAATAGCACCTGCAGAACCGGCTTCTAAAAATGCCGCCGCAATATCTTGACCTGCTTTTCCGCCTGTTGCCGCTAATCCACTTGCAAATATTTCAATACCTGCAACAACATCACTTCTAACTGTGTCGCTAAATTGTAATAATGATGCTGTTAATAATCCGTTGTCTCTAACTAAACTTTCAACAAATGCTTGTAATTCTTCTGTGCTAATACCAAGTGCAGTAGCATAAGCCATTTGTCCTTTAACAGTTTTTTGTACTTGTTGATTTAATCTTGTCTGACTTACATTTCCAACATTTAATAAACTTTGACGCCTACTTAATGCATCACCGAATTGTTCCATGCTGTCTTCCATGCTCATACCGAGCTCTTCGGAAGTATCAGCGGCAAATCTCATTGCACCTGCAAATTGTCCTATTCCGCCTACTGCAACAACATTAGAATATTGTCCAATTAATTTTGCACTGGCTTCAAATCCGCCTGTAAGTCCACTTAAAGCACTAACACCCATGCCTGCCGAATCGGCAAAACCTTGGAATGTTTGATTAAATCCAACACCTTGTGCGGCTAAATCGTTTAAACTATCACCAGCACCTAATATAGCATTACCTACATAAGCGGCATATCCTGTTAATAAACCACCAACATAACCAGCAGTTTGAATAAGCATTCCTCCAAATGTAAACATTGCTTTACCAACTTTTTCACCTTCGGACTCAAATGCATTTGATAAAGAGCCCACAAAAGATGCATCAAATTGTTTGTCCAATTTGTATTGCTCTAGTGCTTGACGGGTTTCTCTGAAGTTTTTGCCGGCTTCTCTTGATGCTTTTATTAATTCTTCATCACGTTTCTTTTGCTCTTCTGCGGTTGTTTCTGCTTCTTTGTTACCTTCTTTTTGAAGGTCAACCATCTTTTCAACAGATTTTTTGGTATCTTCAGCCGCTTTAGGGTCTGCCGCGGCGAGCATTTTTTCTAATGTACGCAACATATCCTGACCAGTGGATTCTGTAATCCAATCAGGAAATGAATATGCTTGACCTTCTAAGTTAAATGAAACTGCCATATCAATATTTATCTGAATCTATTAAAACAGCATTTAATTGATTTTTAATGGAATCAAAAAAATCATTAAAACTATTGTTTACTCAGATAAATAAGTACATAGTTAATTCAAAAGAATTATATGGAGCAAAAATGAGCGAACAAATAAAAAATCAAAGTAATCCGCTAAGTGCATATTTTAGAGCACCTAAAATGTATATGTCACTTCCTAGCGGTGCAAAATATTACGATGATGATATCTGCGATAAACCTGAAAATGGAGAGTTCGCAGTTTATCCAATGACTACAAAAGATGAAATGATGCTGAAGAATCCTGATGCATTATTAAACGGTGAAGCAGTATCCAACTTGATTAAGTCTTGTGTACCACAAGTTAAAGATCCAATTAAATTGCTAAGTGCAGATGTTGATGCAATCTTAATTGCTATTAGAGGTGCAAGTGCAGGAGATGATGTTGAAGTAAATGCTGAATGTCCAAAGTGTAAAGAAACAAGTCATGTAGTAGTAAGTATTGACAGTTCTTTATCATCTATGGAAAGTATTGAAGATGCATACTCAAAAGATTTAAACAATGGACTAGGTATTAAAGTTTTACCTTTCACATACGGTAACACAATTAAGGCAGGTATTGCCAGTTTCCAAAGTACAAGAAGTATGCAGGCTATTTCAGAACTTGATGATGACATGGAAAGATTAAAAGCATTTAATTCAAGTTTTGTACAATTAGCAGACTTAAACTTTGAAATGATGATAGACAGTATTGCCAGTGTGGCGTTTACCGATGCTGATGGTCAAGTTGTAAATGTAAGTGAAAGAAGTGCTATCAGAGAATTTTTAGAAAATACAGATAACACAACTGGTAAAGAAATTGAAAAATTTGTTAATGAAGTCAATACCAAAGGAGTAAAGCAAGATATTAGGATTGAATGTCAAAATGAAAAATGTGATAATGTTTTTGACACACCTATTAACTTTGATCCTGTAAATTTTTTCACGGATTCCTAGGCACAGCCAAGCCTGAAGAAATTTCAGACTACCTAGGAAGGTTAGACAAAGACCAAAAATTAATAATTCGACAAGTTGCAGAGCTGGCAATTTTCAGCGAAGGAGCCGTTTCATACACAGAAGCATGGCAACTGTCCCCTGTTGAAAGAGAAACATTAATTAAAACATTAAATAGATACAACAAGATAAAAAGCGGAGATAAAAGTGCCAGTTATGATGACTGGGAAAGCCTAGATGCTCCGCCTGATCCTAATAATCCTCAGAATTTAAACACATAGCCAATTTCAAAAGTGTTATACCTTTGTGTGTCGAAACTTGCTTTTGCATAAAAAGAGTTATACCGGTGTAATACTGACACTTTGCCTAATGTCATGTTTCTGTTGAAATCATAGTTTAACATGTCTGCAAACCTGATGTTGGTATTTTCTAAAGTTTCAAAGTAGTCAACACCAACACTCAAAAGTGTAATACCAAAACTGGATTTAAACACACCATTGATGTCTGCAAAAACTTTTCCTTCTAAAGTGTTATACCCTTGTATATGAACATCATAATTACTACCATCTTCTTTAAAACTGTCTACTTTAGTGGAATACAATTCGCCACCATAAGTCATGTACCAATTATCGTTGAAGTACTCAACACGTTCAAAAAATACACTCAATGATGTGTAATCTACATCTGCTTGTCCAGTGCCATACCACTTAGTAGGATTATCCAATGTGATAGTGTTGTCCACATAGTTGATACCAAAATGATTCTTTTCATTAAGATAGTCTAAACTCACAAAACTACCATTGTTGTTGCCAATTAATTTTCCTAATGCAAATCCAACAGTATCTGTTCTTTTGCTAAAACCCAACATGCCTAAATCATTTGTTTCTGCACCAAATACAGAAGTGTGTCTAAGATTTTTACGCAAATCAGTAAACAATATCTTGCTTTCAAAAATACCATTTGCATAACCTTGAGGTTTTGTTACAATGTCCTGCATCATTTCTTTAAAAGGATTAGCAGGTTTACATTCATTTGTTTCTATACTACAAATTTCAGTATGCAAAGGCGGATCTAATACTTGGAAAAATGTTGCAACACTTTCTGTATCAGAATAAGAATTTGTAGAACCTATAAAATCATACCAATATTTGTTATCAATTTCAATAGGGTAATATTTGTTATTATCATTAAACCTTGGAAAATCGTCATATAAACTAAATGACCCATTTTCATTTAATAACACATAACTGCCACGAACACTATCCACAATATCCAAATCGCCATCTGCATCAAAATCTATAATATGCAGTTGACCATCACCATTCCAAAACCCATTATTCAATCCATTGGCATATTTGGTATTAGTATTGTAAGTGCTGGTAACATCTCCAAAAGTACCATCACCATTGTTTACAAAAAACTGTATCATTCTACCATCATAGTAAGGATCATGTTTCGTAGATGCTAAAACAATATCCAATAGTCCATCATTATTAAAATCTATGACTTCCATATCGTTTGCATTACCATTAGAACCATAATAGTTGTCAGGTAATTCTGTCCAAGGTCTCACACTCCAGTCATTTTGACCATCATTCCAAAATACTGCACCTGCACTATTTTCATATGTTTGTGAGAATGTTGAATTTTGACCTGGTTTAAACCATCCAACTGCAACATCACCTGAACCGTCATTATCAAAATCACCTATCACAGCAGTTGTGGCAAAAATGCTATCTGTTACATCAGGAAAATTTTGATTAATAGAAAAGTTTCCGGTGCCATCATTCATCAGCATAGTCCATGGAACTTCAACATGGTTTAAATCAGGCTGAGATATAGGTAAGAATATGTCTAAATCACCGTCACCTTCTACATCACTTGCGTATGCATCATGTGTAAAACAAAAAGCATCACCACATGCTTGTGATAATTCTGTGGGTATTCTGTCTGTGTGATTGTAAAATTTTCCATTGTTACTTAAAACAAAATTTGAACCGTTATAAATGTCGTCTAATCCATCGCCGTTAAAGTCTGCTACTAAAACACCTTTGTTATGCTCTGTGGTATTAGCACATTCTGTTCCAGCAAAACACGGATTACCTTCTGGAAATAATTCATTGTTTAAAATAAAGTTTCCATCTCCGTCATTTAAAAATGCAAACACATAACTAGTAGGAGCCCATTCTAATTCACCATGGTCACCTGCCCACATTACTAGATAAAAATCTTGCCAGCCGTCACCATTTAAATCTGCTCGATGAATATCTCCCCTTTGTAGATAACTGTTCATCACACTAGATTCTTCGCCGGCTTCATAACCGTTATGATATCCTGTGATTGTGGATCTAAAAAATCCATAATCTGCAATTTTATATTTTTCTGTAGGTGCAGGTAACCCACTAGTGGTATGTTCCGTCATATCAAATGTGTGTGTCACTGTGGAACTATGACCTGCTAAATTAACTGTATACGATTCAGTCCATGTGTCGAAACTGTGGCGCGGATCAGTATTGGTGGAAGGCGGCGCGGTTTGTGGTTGCGGCGCGGATACAAGTGCGCCACTTCCGCCTCCGCTGGCACAAGCACCTAATAATAAAACAATTAAAACACTAACAATGCTCTTTGACATGTTTGCAATCTCCTCTATAAGTGTATCCAGGGCAACTACATTTACCATCTTGTATGGTGTAAATGTTGCCATTACTACCTTGTACCTTAATCACATCACTGTCAAATTGTTCTTCGTATTCGCCTATCTTTTTGAATTTGCGTCTTGCTTTTGAAAACTGAGTGCTTGGTACTTTTAAATGTTGAACTTCGGCTTTGCTGTTTGGTTGATAAGCCACAAGTTTACCCGCAGAGTTCACATGGTAAATGCCATTGTTTACCTTCAGTTTACCCCAATCGGTAACTTCTTGCAGTATTTCAATCATGAGTTTTTCAACTTGTCGTGTACCAACAAGTTCTTCACTTCTTCAACATCGTGCAAATGAACCTTGTCAAAACTTTTGATTTCGCTGAGCACATACTCACCGTCTTCATAGTCAGACTTGGTAATCATTATTTTATCACAAATACGTTCAAACACTTCCAATGGCATAATTAAATCGCCATAAGTGTCTATGCGAACATACTTTTTAGTCTTTGGGGATATGGTTGCCATTAAACAGTTTTCTCCTCACCAGTTTTGCCATCGATATACTTCTTACCCCTTTCCATGCCGTTAGGACCATACTCAACCCAACCACGTTTTTCGTAGCCGATATCACTTTTAGTGTATCGCATGGTCAAATACTTGTCTTTAACACCCAACAAGTCTCTGGCAACATAAGGTGTAAAACTGAACACATTATAATCACCATTAGCCTGAACTTCAACTTGCTCATCTTCAATTACTAGATTGAAGTCTGAAACAGTATTAGTAGTCTTAAACTTTCTTTCAAAACTGTATTCTGCTCTCATTGGACGCATTTCTAATTCAGACTGCTCAAGAGCCTCTACAATTTGTTCCATGGTCATACCTGGAATCTTAACCTGTTTGTGAAACTTCATTAACAAGCCTCCAACATGCTTAATGGAACATTGTAACGTCCTTGCGGAAGTGTTACAATAGCCTTTTTGATGTTGATTTTCTCAACAATACCTTTAGTTTTCTTAGTTTTTTGCACTACGAAAACTTCGTCACCAACTGAAATACTGGCTTTTGCCTGCTCAGTTTTAACGTTTTGAACATAAGAACTCAAAGTGTTAAGTTCTTCATTCGAGAAATTGCCATTTCTAATGGCTAGTTTTACTTCATTTAGTGTCATCGCTTACTCCTATATCTTAAACAATACATACTATTATACTGATTTTCCAGGCAAAGTCAACCTTTTTTACCACTTTTTTTGGCATTTTTTGGTTAAATATATGCATGTCCAAGGCACAAAACTCAGTTAAAAATCCAGACAAAAATTCGGATTTAATCAATCAAACATCCACTTACGGAGACTACAACAATGACGATGATTGGCTAAAGTCTGCTAAATTAAAGCAAACAGACGATGAATTTATACAGTTTTTGAGGAAAGAAGACAGAATATCAGGCATGATTAACTTACGCAAAGTTAGACAAAAACTGTATGCTTGTAGCCAAATTTGGAAATACATACCACAGGATTTCAAAGAAAAATGGAAATTAGAAGAACAGCATTTTATGGGTTTAGAATGGATTATGCCCGGAGAAATGCTAGATCCACACATTGATATTGGTGGTAGAAAAAGCAATATTATTATAAACATAGGAGAACATCCTGCTACTGTTATGCACAGCAACAACGATGTATTGGAAAATGTTACAATTGAACCTGGTGATTATTTTGTGTTAGACACCACAAAAACACATGGTTGCGACAACACCAACAGCGAACATATTGCTGAATTTTTAACAGTGAATCGCAGAATGACATATCAAGAATGTATAGCACTATTTTAAGTTGGGACTATGATGTTGATGCTATGCGTGAACTCATAGAGCCTATTAGTAATTTCCGCACAGAAAATCCTTTTCATCAAAGCGGCGACACAGGTGACTATATGGCGCAACACATTTTTTTGCTTCGCGATATGCCTCTTGCGTTGCAAAATCAAATAGTAGAAGCAACACCTCTGCCGTTAAATGTAGAAGAACATAGTGTTGCAATAGAAACTGTGAAAGCCGGCAAAAATGTAGCACTTCACAGTGATTGGTTAATGGGCTGGAATAATCCACTCACGCGAAAAACCAATATTATGTTTAATCTAGAAAGCGAACCATTAGAAATTATTCATGATGATGCTTCGCATAACAAGTCGCTTAATCCAGGAGAGTTGATGATTTTAGATGTAACAAAACAACATGGAGCAAACACACACAACTTGGATAGAGATTTTTACTTATATACTGTAAACTTAAGAATGTCTTATAAGGACACAGTGGAAATGCTTACAACTTTATAGACACTTCGTGTCTTTTCCAACTACAAAACTCATTCATTTCATTCATATCGTTCTTTGTTGGAAATTTACTCCGTTATCATGAAAGTTGAGTCATAATTCACCCGTTGCCGGGTGAAAAAAATGATGTCATCATGATGAGCATCGTCATCTCTAACTCGGGTGCTACTAGGAACCGGTGAGCCTTCTGTCCCCATACACTACCGTCACGAATCTCACGGAAACCAATAAGACCTTGTAGAGTTCAGTCCTATCAGTTTGTAGGTTGCTTTTTCTCATTGCCTACATCTTTCTAATACTGTGTCGTTTATGTACCTTGCCGTCCACAATCCAGATCTGTCGCCCTTACGGAAGACTCAAGGATACCGATATTATCTGCCTCGGTGGGGTGGTGTGGAGCCTATGTGTTTGCCTGTGTTAGTCTGACTGGGTGTCGATATTTTGCCTGTTACGGAAAGTAGTTATTTCTTTTTGAGATGTTCTTTTAAAATTTCTGAACCACCTATGCGAACATTAATGATTCCGTTGTAGTATTCGTCGCTTAACAGCACTTCTCTATCAAACTGTTCTTTGGCTTCCAAATAACTGGAAATGCCTCTACTAGGGCACATATGAAGTATTTCTCTGATAAAATTCTCTTCACCGTATTTTTCTACATCTGCTTTCAAGTGGTCTGAACTGCCCCAATATGTTTTCCAGTCGCTTTCCTTGAAGCCACGTCTTTTATTCTTTTTGCCTTTTAAGGGAGGTTTGGTTGTTTTGAACTTAGCCAGTTTCTTGCCTACATATTTCATATCATTCTTTTTGTTTGTGATGATATAAACAAATGCTTCACAATCATCTGGTAACTGGTCTATTTGTTTATTTTGATAAATCCACGGACTAAGCATAACAACTCCAACTATGAACATACTTATTGTTGGCGATGTCATTTGCATCAATATCTTTGCTTAACTCTCCCAAAGGCAAATAGCCAATTGCTAGTCTAGGATCTTTCCATTTATAAGGAAGTTTGTGTTCTATTTGTCTATAAAACATAAACATGTTAATCATCAAATCTTCTAATTCTAATTTGTTTGTGAATTTGTCCTCACCAAACCAGCAGTAAACAGTATTACACATTTTATGTGTGAGTTGTATTTGCTCTTGTGGTATGTTTACATCTTGGTCACCAAACAGTTCCATAAAATGCTTACCCACATGTGGATAATTCATGTACAGTTTGCCATACTCTTTTGTAGGCGTAAACATTTCATATGCTTGTTGAGGTAAATCTATACCTTCATCTTCACAAGTAAATAAAAATCTTTTACCATTATATCCTCTACTAATATCTTCTAAATGATGAATATAATAGTTAAACATTCTTAACAGTTCACGAATTTCACCTGTGTGTTCAGCATGAAGCCTAGGAAAATTTTCATGTAATATATTTAAATTTTCTTGGCTGGTATCTTTTATAAGTCCTAAACTTTGTAATTGTTCACTGATGTGTAATAATTTTTCTTCAACATCTTTTTGTGTTTCACCAAAATTATAAAATTGTGTTCTGCTTACAACGTTATTTTCTTGCACTTGCATACGTTGTAAAAAAAGGCGACTTACATCATTGTCATATAAATCATAACTTAATGTAAAGTCACCTTCTTCACCTAGATGTATATCTAGTTTCATGTTTCCTCTAAGATTTCAATATCATTACTGTAACTTGTGAAACCTCCTTCTTTTACTACATATAAAACGTTATTAACTCTACCTTGTAATTCTTCTTTATG